ATAGACATATTTGGCAATTACGGATGTCCCCTTGTCCGGTTGAGCCAGCAGCGCCACAATGACCGGGTAATCCTCGATATTGTCGGCTACATCCGATCCCAGAAGCATTCGCAGAAACCGAGGTTCGTATTTGGCGATATATGCCTGGATGTCGCTTATGATTTTGGGGGCAGGTCCGGCGGGTTTACCGTCGCTCTTAGTCTCTATTCCCGCAATATATGTCTCGGGATAGGTGAAATATCGCTCGTCTAAGATCATGGTATTTTATTTGAAGATAGGGGCGGCGTGTTGCCGCCCCTATCCGGTTACTCCTCCAGGGCCTTTTTATAGAACCCTTTGGCGATCATCATTTCCGCAGTTGCCCGCGATTTGATGAGTATTTCGCCCTTGTTGATCCCGTCATGCGCTCTAATGACTTCGACGCGCAGGACGTTGGCTTTAAGGGCGCGACGACCGCGCCTAACGGGGGCGCGTGTCATAGCTGCTTCATCTTTCGCTTTCATGGGTTACTCGGCCTGTCCTGCTGTTGCTTTCTCGATGGCGGCCAGAGCGGTGTTGATGTCGGCGACATAGATATTCGCCTTCATATCCGGCCGTGTAACGAGGGCCTGCCCGCGATACCACAACCACAGACGATACGAATCCGTCTCCGGAACGCGCTCGATCTCCATAGTGATATTGCGCTTGTCGTGCAGCTGGAGCGTCGTGGAATCGAGCACGACGAGCTCCGAGGCCGAGAGTTTCGGGGTCGGGATAATCGTCATGCCATGCACCGACAAGGCCCCATTGGGCAGCACCGTGATGTAGTCGCCGAGGGTGTTCTTCAGCGTGCGCATCTTGAATTCGGTGGCATAGTTCATCAGCACGTAATTCGGAGCCATCGAATCGTTGGTCCCGACCTTTGCCTGCGTTTTCATGGCGAGGATCAGGTCGGCGATGTTCGGTGCTGACACGCTGGTTGCCACACCCGCCGTCGTTGCATTGAATGCCGTAACGCCGGATGTTTTCAGTCCGTAGATGTGTTTGGGCTTGGAGGCATCCAAGCCGTCACCGTCCCACAGCAGAGAATCGAGTTTGGCTGCGATCCCCTGCTGGGCCTTCGTCTGCGCCCATGCCAGGAAGTACCCGAAATCTTCGGCGCTCTCAGCCGAGAAAGGAAGCACGGAACCGAGTTTTGCCAGCTCACGGTATTTGCCCGTAAGCGTGGCGGTGTCGGTATTGGTGTGCTTTGTCATCTCCTCTGCATACCCGGTGCCGTCGGTGTAGGAAGCATCGTTGTACATGATGCGGTTCTTGTCGTCGGGCACATTGATGCGCGTGAAGAGTTGCACGAACGCATTGCGGGGGCTGGCGTCTGCGTAAATCTTCGTCGTCAGCACGGTGCGGTTGGGGTCTTCGTTCGTCACGGCCGACGTGTCGAGTTTGAGCGCGAACTCACCCGTCGATACTCTGCCTCGTCCGTTCCGCATATCCTTATATGCGGCGGCGAACTCTTCCGATTTCAGCACCTCTTCCATAGCGGCGACCAGCGTTTTGTGTCCCTCCTGCTTGGGAGCGCCTTTCTTCATCGTGGCGATCTCGACGCCTTGAGCTTTAAGCGCGCCCTCCAGTTTTTCGATCTTCGCCGGCGACAGCCCGAGTTTCCCGAACTCCTCCTTGACAGCCTCGACGATCTCGTTCTGTGACTTGATGCCTGCCACCATCTCCTCGAACTGCCCTTTGATATAATCTCCGAGCGCGTTCAGGCCCTTTTTCTCGTCCTCGCTGAACTCTACGCCAGCGGGAAGCACAAATGGTTTAATCTCCATTCTTCTTTGTGTTTTTTTGGTTAATTGATATGTGAACCTATTTTTCCGAACATATTTTCAGTGAGTGGTTTCTCCGGCTCGGCTGCGTTCAATGTCTCGATGATTTGCTTTTTGATCTTCATTTTCTCCTCCAATGACGCCGCATTGAGAGCATCGCTCATAACCTTGATGGCGTCCGGTAAACTCTTCACAGCACCGACGAATGCCGTTTCCTCGTTGGCTCCGGCAGTAACGACGGATATTTCATGCAACACGACTTCCTTAACGATGAACGCGTCGAGGGCTTCGTCATATTCCATTTTGTCCCATACGTAATTGAATCCGAACGAGAACTGATTAATATCGCCGTCTTTGAGCTGAAACCACGCGCGCTTTGCATTCGGCACCGCGTCGAAGTTGCTCAACTTAACTTCTGCATATGCACCGTCTTCACGCTCTTCGATAGACAGTATCCGGCCGATAGGGTCGGCGAAATCATGTTGCCATACGAACGCGATTTTGCGGTTTGTGGCCGATCCCGGGCCCCTGTCGTTAATGGACTTGGCGAAGCATCCTTTGATAAGAATATCGCCCGCGCTGTCCTTGTTGCCGAAATTGGCGAACTTCACGAGGATAATATGCTCGTCCTCGTTCGCAATGTCCGCTTTTGTCACGGCGAACTCTTTGCGGCAAGTGTTGCCCATTGCCGCCCGGCGTGCTTCTATTTGCTGAGATAAGTTCATGTTATACGATATATTTCAAAAGTTCTGTTTTAGCCTGCTCCGTAGTCATCAGACCTCCGGACACGGCGTTATTCAAGGCATTTACGAGATTGGTCATGCCCGCCGCCTGTTCGCGCTTAGATTCTTGGAATAGCTCAAGATGATCGTAGTAGGGCATAACCTTGAAATCCTCAAATCCATATATCCTGTTGAGCACGTAGAATATATTATTCGCCTCGGGGATTATCGCGTCGTTATATAATATCGTTTTCGCTTCTTTGGCGTTGGCGTACGTTGAACCCTCTACGTCGAGCAGCACGCTCGGCACTTGGTAGATGTCCGCGATTTCTTTCTTGCAGGCTTTCTGTACGTCTGTCAGTCCCAGATCGGTAATCGTTGACGATACCGGACTTACGGCAGCATTCATGAACGTGATCGCGTATTTGAATTGATCGGCCCGGATGCCGTACTTTCTGAATGCCTGTTGTATGTTATTCTTCTCCGACTCTGTTTCCGGCAGCCGAGCATCTCGAATAATATCGCCGCTTCCGGATGTCAGCGAGATAATAGCCAGCATACCGCGGTTGATCATCAGTTCATGCACAGCTTCGTAGGATGCTACGAAAGTATTCACCGGCTTCTGCAATGATACCATTCGGGAGATATTGCCGCCGCAAGCATTGAGATCATAAGAGGCATCTCTAACGATGAACATATCTTCTTTGGCTATCTTCATCGAAGATCCGCAAATGGTCACGGTATAATCCACGATGTCCGCATCGGGAATGAACGATAACGCCGGAGATATTGCGGCATTTTCCGTGACGCAAAGATTGGGGGCGACGAACAGCTCGAAAGCTCCCGGGAATCCCACTGATTCCATGCGTACGATATAGGCTTTGCCGAAAATCTGCGTCATGGCCTCGATGTGTGCCACGAAGTCCGCGATGCCCTGCACGCTATTAGGATGCGATATGGTCCGCACGGCGTCCGGTCGTTCGAGGTCTTCACCATCTTCCGTGGTGGCTGCAAGACGTAGATTCTTAATTGCCGCGCATTTCTTCGAGATTACAGACATCAGCGGCGAGCAAAGTGCGTATGCTTTGGCTTGTCCCGCTTTGCCCCTGGTGTCGATCGTCCCCACGGTTTCAGTTGATCCCTGAAATACCGGAGGTACGCCGATGTAGCTCAATGTCGATGCCGGCAAATTTGAGGCTGTATTATTGCTTTTCCTGCGTATTTCGTAGCCGAATAGATTCATTATGCAGCTATTTGAATAAGGTTCTTGAATTCAGACTGAACGGCATATCTGGCAGCGTCCCATAGATGGTTGAATTCGTCGTGCGGGTAGTTTATGGCGATGCCGTTCACCGTCTCCCACACGTACGAGTTTGCTTCTATCTGCATGTTGCGCGAACGCACGCAATGTATCTTGCATCCTTTCATGGCCGTGATGCCGTCCATGACAGACCCCGGGTATTTCCGCACGGGGATGACCGTAAGCCCTTTAATGCGCATTGCGGTTATCATGCTTTCGGGGGATTTGGCATATTTGTCGGCGCTATCTGCATAACATCGGGATACTCCGTTTGAGAAGTGCGGCGAAAGCGCTGCATATAATTTCGAAGTGTCGTCGATAGGCTGATATATCAGCTCCTGCAAGTAAAGATGGTTCGGGGCGCGGAATCCGACACGTACGCAGGCCGTGGGGTCTGCTGTGAATCCGAAGTCGAGGCCCAACACAACGCGTTCGATGTCTTCGGGGAATTCGTCGATCCAGTCGATGTCGGGGAATATCAGCCCCTCCTGCGCGGCACGTACTCCGAGGCCGTACACTTTCCAGCGCCATTCGTCGGCAGTTCCGGCGGCGATATTCTCGGGAGTGGGTTCGTATCCCTCGATTGTGCGGCGAACCCCCGCCGGGCAGAAGGGATTATCCTTGTACGTCGTGTGCGTGAAAATAGTATCCGGAGCGCCCTCCATATGGAACGCCCAATGCTCCGTGTATTTGGGGTTCCAGTCACCGATGACCATCCGCGTGCAACGCATGGTGATATTGTCGAATTGCGCACGGCTTACACCGTCGAGCATCTCGTTGAAATATACGATGTCGCAGTCGTGGCCCTCTTTGACATCCATTTTGTCGAGACCCCGGAAACGAATCACGCTATCCTTGATGCGATATTCAGGGAGAATGTTTTCGCCACGCATACAATCGGGATCGTATGCGCCGCGCAATTGCAGCTTCTTGCGGAAGTCGTCCAGCGTCTTTTCCTTGCAATCTTGAAGCGTGGCCCGATAACAGTATATTTTAAGAGGTACGGACGATGATGCGCAGATGTCATACAGAAAGTCTGCCGTGTCGAAAGTCTTTCCGGATCGGGAACTTCCCTCGTCGAAGATACGGACGACGGCGCCGCTCCCGGCGTATAGCTGGTAGAGGTACATCTTGACTTTGTAGGTCTTGCCTCTGTATGTTACGGGATTGGGCGTCATTCCTTCACTGTCATTTTGCCGATGGACTGAATGATCTTGGCAGCTTCGGGATCGAGGACCACGGAAATAGGCTGTGTTGCGGCCGTTATCGCCTTGCCGTTGGTTGTCACATCCTGGCGGTCGGCAAGATGCAGAACACGCGACGCAATCGTCGAGTTGTACTGCTCACACATAGCCCCCTCCAACTGATCGGATTCGATTCGCGCGCGCACGCGCGCACACACGCTCAAAAATTCATCCTGCTTTTCGTATTCCCGGAAAGTATTCTCTACAATCTCCGCGAACACGCAGAATCCTACAAGTGTCAGCGGTCGTTCGTAAGGTACGGGAATAACAGAGCCGTCGGCCAATACCCTGTTGCTGTATCGTGGATTCGCTTTCACCCATTTTGCATACTCCTCGAACTTGACTTCAAGAGCTTCGGGGGTATATGCACGAGGGCGGCCCACTTTGCGGGCGGGCTTGCTGTCGAGTGTCTTATTGAATCCTTCCGTTCTCTTTGCCATAGAAAAAGGGTCTGCGGCCGGATGAATAGCCACAGACCCTCGTTTCCAGGAAACCTACTACCAACAACGTGTCCTTTCGTCGTTAAGATTCGCGGTTATTGCCGCTTTTCTTGTCCGTGGCCTGCTTCATCACAGGCTTACGATGCAAAGGAGCGAACCCTCGGCACATTGTGCAATAGTTTGACGAAAAATTTTCAGATTTTTTGAAAAAATGTTTTGCATATTCAAATTAAATGCTTATATTTGCAATACCAAAACAACTAAACAAGGCCGACGGGCCATAAGCGGCAACTATGAAAAACTTTATCAATTCTTACGATCGCGTCAAAGGAGCCATTGAATCGGGCAAGGCTATCAACATCTTCAACATGGTAGACGGCGACTACGTCGGCATGGGCGAATTCGAATATTCGGACGAAGCCATGATCGTTCTCGAGCTCGTCGCCAAGAATGGCGAAGGATTCGTCGTAGACATCTGCAATCGTGTTCTCGAATCAATAAATGTCGGCAAGGCTATCACGTTGTCCGAAAAACAGCGTTGGTGCATCGCCTTCGCGGCGAATAAGATTTCGACGGACAAAGTCGATGAGCTGCACACAGCCGATGCTGAATTCATCGCTATGGTCGAATCTGAAGAGGCTGTTGAAAATACGGCACATAATAACGAATATTTTGAAAACATGGACGACAATCAATTTATTTCCATTCGTTCGCTTCTGAACCGAGCCGAAGCCGGTGAAACTATCTCCTCCATTAAACTGTCTGATGCCGGTAAATACGCCTCCAACGCGAAAGGTGATATGCTTATCAATACGGACATCTTCTTCTCGTCGCGCGTATATGCATACAGGGCCGATGACCGGCTGGTTAAGATTGGGAAAAAGACGCTTAATGTCGATGAGCTGCGCCGGCAACTCGAACGGTTCATCGGTAAAGGATCCGCCGTCGTTTGCATAGGCGGCAAATGCCTTCGTGGCGAAATTACAAAATAGCTCAATATGAAAGAGTACCCCGCATTTATTATCGATAGAAGTCGCCGTTCGGAATCGTCCCGTTTTTCCGACGACTTCATCGTCTGCACCGATCGGGAGGTCGGGTTCATCGCCAGAGTATACAAACTTCCCAAATCACGCCGTGCAGAGTTCGAGCAGAGCATCGCCTGTCTATCCGAATCGCAAATAGATAACCGATACTATTTTGCCATCATTGGAAATGTATTGTGCGTGCTGGAGGTCGTGCGAATGTTGCATGAGCCTGTTGCGCATATCAACAGACTTCGGCCGTTGATGAAGAAGGCTTTCAAAGCCTACATACACGGCGAAGAATCAGCCGTTCGACGGGACGGTCAGCCGTATGACGATCAGATAGCCGCTCTTGACGACATCCTGCGGATGGCAAAGTCGCAACGGTCACGCATGGTCGATATGAACGGTGAAGCGGCCACGGAACGATTTACAAGCGCGATTCAGTCGGCCCGCGATTCCGTTGCCTTGCTTCAAAAAATCACACAACATGAATAAGGATGCATCAAAACGGGGCGGTGCGCGCCCGGGCGCTGGACGCAAATGTAAAGGCAGTGCGCCGTCGGTCACTGTAAGCTTGCGCCTCCCCCCGGAATTGCGAGACGAGTTGCGCGCGTTTCTGAAATCCCGCCGGATGACCGCCGCACAGTTCGTGGAGGAAGGACTATGCATCCACCGTAAACCCGATGCGAATAGCCCGGGTTTTAATGGGATAGATTGTTCAAAATGTCCGTGTTTTTCTCGGGGAGAAAAACAACTTTAAAGCGGTTTATTGTTCAATATGTATAAAAAATCCCCTGCCGGGCATTGCCAAGCAGGGGTATTTTTATATTGGAATCAAGGGGGTAGGATTATTTTAGCACAAGGGGGCAGAATCGCTTGGTTTTAGGGGGCAGCTTACACTGGATTTTCCACCAAATAATCTTTGATGCTCTTCACATCCATTTTAACGCTGTCAATATCCTTTCGCAAGGTTTTCACGTCGTTTCTTATCTCTTCAATAGCCGGCTCGTGAGCCTCACATGCTTTTACTCTTGCCTCAAACTTAAAATACCAACGACTAACTGTCCATACAATGGCTGCAACCACCAGCATAGCAAATATGCCGGGGTAGTTTTCCATGATCCAGTTCCAAATAGTTTCAAGCATAGTAGTAGTTCTTTGTTACAAATATAACATTTTCCGTGCAAATAACGCGCAAAGGTAGTGAATTATTCTACACTTTGGGTAAAAACGCCCCGGCAGAAGTCGGGGCGGGAGTGGGGAGGAGGGGTAGGGGTAGGGGTAGGGGTAGGGTAGAACTCTCTACTATTACTTATTAGAGCCCATCGGTTTCAGCAACATGGTTAACCTTAAAAAGTAAAACACCTAAATCTACCGTAAGTGCATAATTTTCTTTATGTAGTCCTATATTTGGGGTATATGCAGTATTCATATACTTCTTCCATTGTTTGATTTTGGGTATAAACTCAATAAAATCTCCTGTTAATAGGTATTTTTTCCCAGTTTCGAGTGAATCGATTAATGATTTGCGGATAATTCCAACGACATCAAAATGTGATCGATATGCAATAGTATTATAATCTGCCTTTTTATGTGAGTACCAACTTCGAAACGAAGCGGAATATTTCCCTGGGGCATATTCTTTTATATTGGTCAATTCTAAAGGGTAATCAGATATAAGGCTATCTATAATAAGAAGTGCCTCTTTTTTGAATTTTGTATTTGCTTCTTCTCTTAATATATCATTTTTATTCCAATCAGGATTTCTGTTAATAAAGTCATTTACAAATACTTCAATATTTAATTTTTTAGGTGTTAGCTTTTTTGTAGGCGCCGGAATATTGCAAGCACACAAAACAAGAATAATAGTACTAAGTAAAAGTTTTTTCATAATTACTTCTTATGTTGCCAACAATATATGCTATCATCAGCAGCTTTTCTTTTACACCGATCTCCATCTTGTGTAATTGCTGCGCATCTTCTATCTCCACTATCGGATTTTTCGCAACTTGTTGAAGCGATTGATGTTGTCAGCAAAAGAAATAATAAAATTTTCCTCATGGTGTTTAATTTTTGGTTTATACAATTTACCCCCCCCCGGATACTCGGAGAGGGGCATTTTTGTTTAGTGCTATTATGTGTGTGCTTTGGCATACGGTTCCAGCTCTCCTCCGGTAGGCATTAGTCTAATTAGAACACCTTTAGCCCTCTTTTTTTAGGGCGACTTCGCCCTTGTTTTTAGCCCTCTCTTCTCGGAATAGATCAAGTAGTACCCCATTTTGCCGAATTAGCTCCTCGTTTTGTCGAAGGACTTGGTCTAAATACTTCTTCATAGTGTTTGAATTATTTAAGTCAGCTTCCGAAAGTGTTGCGTCTTCTCCTCCTTGACTGACAGGTTGGTCGGTATTTTTCAGCATTGACCCTTCGCCGGTCAATAGCCAATTTATATCGAATTGGGGATAGGTGTTGATAATATAATTAGCAAGCTCCCCAGATATTTTTTTCACTTTCCCGCTCTGAATATCTAAAATGCGCTGATATTTTACGCCTATTCGTTTAGCAAACGTAGGCGCTTTAATACCGAGATTGAGCAATATCTCATTTATTTTTTCAGAACCTTGCATTTTGAATGAAATTTCTATTATTTTTGCGAAAAGCGTATTGTTATGGTATTAGGCATTATATCGGTTATTTTTTCATTATTCGCAGTATGTTTTAATCTGTATGTATTCCATCGTCTATTCAAATCATCGGAGCGAGATTATGAACGCCGCTGCCGATATAATGAACGAAAGCAAAGAAATGACAAGGGCTACAACTGAATAATATTTATTTCGCTTTTTTTCAGCAACCGATAATTCTAAATCCTCGTTTTGTAGTGCAATAGCATTTGTATTTTCTTGCTCTTGTGCGCATATATACCTTGCTCCACCTTTCGATATTATATAAGCAGTTTTTTCTGTACCGCTAAGCCCGATACTGCCTTTTATAGCCGCGCCAAAGTTGCACAATGAACAGCAAATACGATAATATTGCGCTTCATCAGTCACTAATTCTTCAATATCTACTCCGGTAACGCATCCATTCCTGTTTTTAAGTCGTTTCAATATTTCTTCCGCTACATATATATCACACTCATTCATAGTTAATTACGCCTTCACCATAATTTTCAATTAAAAAATAATCGAAAATTCTATTATAAAAATTTGATATAATAGAAATATCGTGTATATTTGCATTGTCAACGGATTGATACAGCAAAGGTAAAGCGTATTTAACCCGAAAACAATGTAAAGATATATAAAAAATATCGAATAAACCTAATATAAAAGGCTATAAAATGGCTATGAACGACCAAATAATCGAAAAAAACGCCTTTACGCGCGGATTGTCAATAGTGGATAACTTCGACCGCCAAAACGGAACAAAACTGGGCCCGAGGCTCCGACATGAACTCTGTATGGAGCTGGGGTTTATCAAACTTGTGGACATCGACGGCAAAAAGGTGGAGGTTCCCAATCCTCGCACGCGGCAGGCTCTGCATAACCGGCAGAATGGATATGTTCCCCATACTCCACTCGAGCGGAAAGCCATTGAGCAAACTTTCAAGGCATACATAGGCACTACGGACATCTGGGGCTTGGCTTAAGACTATGAAAACTGACGCCATACTGAGCAAACGCGAACGTGAGGTGATGAACCTCGTCGTGCTGGGCTATTCGGCCCGCGAGATCGCAGAACGGATGAACGTGATCTACCAATGCGTAGCCAACCATCTCCAGAGCATCTACGACAAGACGGGGACGAAGCGGACCTTGCAGGCATTGGTTACCTGGTATTTCACGCAGAATTTCGGCATCACGCTCAACGTGTCAGAGATGACCCGACGCATCGGGGCCGCGGTTCTGCTGTGTCTGTTCTCGGTGGAGGTGTTCAGTACGGATTTCGAATGTCGCAGGTTGCGCAATCCCCGCCGAAGCCGAGGCTTCCGGGTGGAAGAGCTGATAGAGAACTAAACCAACAACACAACAATATGGAAACGAATTACGAAGAGGTGAAAGACAGCCTTCTGTCTTTTGGAAAGAAACATTCGGCCTGCCAATATGAATATAAGCGTCTTTATGCGGCTGAAAGTGTCGAGGCGGTTATGGCAGTCGTTAAAGATAATTTCTCATGGTGTTGTCAATTCTACGATTTTGCCGATGTTCTTTTGGCATACCGGGATCAGTTCGCCGAACATAAAATATGGATCAACACTTCTGTTGAAATTAAAGAAGGGGTTGGTTGCCTGTTGACTACGGAAGGCGAATTCAACGCCCGGAGCTGGGAAACCTC